GCTTGGGGAGGTTATGCTGGAGTCAACTGGGCTATTAGTAAACTTAAACAAATAGACAAGTAATATGGGTCAGGTATTTAACACTTCTTACAAGGTAAAGACAGATAATATGACCGATGGTCAGTTATCTAATTCTAATATAGAGAATGGTTCTTTAGTTAGGACTGATAGTGGTCTTTATATGGGGCACTCTGGAGAGAATGTAAGAGTGTATCCGCAAAGTGCTGGTTCTTTAGGATTAGGGTGGATGCGTGTTGATGATACTCATTACGATTCTGATAATAAACTCAACCTAGTAGACCAAGTACAAGTTGTATTGCCTAACAATGCTGGTAATATAGTGAATAGCGATGGTGCTAATTATTACGATTCAAACACTCAGAAGTTAATTTCTACAAATGAGAATGATGTTTTCATAACAACTGTTGTGTTTAAGGCTAGTGCAGCTAATGCAAATCAGACTCACTTAGATATAGTTCTTGTTGGTTCTGGTGAAATAGGAAGAGTACACATGGTTCAACAATTCTACAAAGGAAACGATGTCGAGCAAGGTGTTCATCAAGTTATGCAATACTATACAGACTCAGATTTTGTTTCTAATGGAGTTCAAATAAAAATACAATCTCATGGCGGCAATGCTAAGATATGGGATATAATCTATTTTATACAAAAAACTCAATCAGCATAATATGAGAGCTAAATACTGTAAATGTAAAAATACATACTGCATAAGCTGTTGCAAAGATTGCAATGCGGCTGACTACTGGAAACAAGGCATAGGAGTTATTACTGGTATACCAGATTCTGATGACGACGATGACTAGATAAAAATGAAATAAACTTTAATTTAATTGTTATACTAATATAAAAAACCTTTAATTTATGAAAGCTACAGAAATTTTAGAAAAGCTACAAAATGTTTTTCTTTCTACTGAAGCGGAAGTTTCTGAGACTCCTATCGAAGAAGTCAAAGAGGAATTGTCTTCTGAAGAAGTAGTAGAGAACGTTGAGTTAGAAGCTCAAGAAGAAGTTAGCGATGAAGTAGTAGAAGAAACTACTGAATTAGCTGAAGAAGAAGAAGTCGTAGAGGAAGAAGTGGTAGAAGAAGAAGCTGCTGCTCCAGAATACGCAACTAAAGAAGACTTATCCAAGATGAAACAAGAGTTTATGGATGTTATTGAGAGTCTTGTAAAAAAAGAAGAAGAATACCAAAAAGAAGTACCAGCAGAATTGAGTTCTGATGTTGATTTATCAGAAGAGGCTGAAGAAATCTCTCATTCTCCTGAGTCTGGCGTAGAAAGTAAAGCTAGATTTGTTATTGGCGGAAACAGACCAATGACTACTAAAGACAGAGTATTCAACAAAATGTTTAATAATTAATTATTTTAATAAAAATGGCAACAAACACAACTATTACTACAACTTATGCTGGTGAGAAATTGCAAGGCTTTATCTCTGCTGCATTATTATCTGCTAACACTATTGAAAACGGTGGTGTAAGCGTTAAACCAAATGTTAAATTTAAAGCTGTTATCAAATCACTTGCTACAGGTACTTTGATTGCTGATGACACTTGTGACTTTACTGACAGTTCTTCTGTAACTCTTGATGAAAGAATCCTTGAGCCAGAAACTTTCCAAGTTAACTTACAGCTTTGTAAAGATGATTTTCGTTCTGATTGGGACGCTATCTCTATGGGGTATTCTGCATTCGATAGCTTACCTCCATCTTTCGCTGATTACCTAGTAGCTCACGTTGCTGCTAAAGTAGCTGAAGAAATGGAAAGCACTATCTGGGGTGGAACTGACGCTACTGCTGGACAGTTTGATGGTTTCACAACTTTATTTGCTAATGATAACGATGTTATCGATGTAACTGGAACTTCTATTACTGCTGGAAACGTAATCGAAGAGATGGGTAAAGTAGTAGACGCTATTCCTTCTGCTATCTACGGTAAAGAAGACCTTAAATTGTACGTTTCTAAAAACGTAATGAAAGCATACGTTCGTGCATTAGGCGGATTTAGTGTTGCTGCAACATCAAACGCTGGTACTGACAACAAAGGTACTCAATGGTATGATAATGGAGCTTTATCTTTCGATGGAATCTCTATCTTTATGGCTAACGGTCTTGCAGACAACAAAATGGTAGCTGCACAGACTTCTAACTTATACTTCGGTACAGGTGTATTATCTGACTTGAACCAAGTAAAAGTTTTAGATATGGCTGACCTTGATGGTTCTCAAAACGTAAGAGTAATCGCTCGTTTTACTGCTGGTATCCAGTACGGATTTGGTGGAGAGATTGTTTATTACACAGCTTAATAAACTGTTCATTTAATACAAAGGGGGTGGGTGTCTATCCCATCCCTTTTTTTGTTTAACTAAAAAAATATAAAATTATGCCTTGTGATATATCAACTGGAAGAACGGAAGCGTGTAAAGAAAGTGTTGGTGGATTAAGAAACATCTACATTGGTAACTTCGTTTCTGGACTTTACGCTGACGTGCTTGCTAACTTAGATTCTGACGAGCAAGTTACAGCTTTAACAACTGACCTTGTTGTTTACAAGTTTGAACTAAGAGGAGATAACAATACTTTTGAGGAAACTAACGAGAACTCAAGAGACAATGGAACTTCTTTCTGGACTCAAACTGGAACAATAGCTCTTAAAAAACAAGATGCTGCTACTCAAAAAGCTCTTAAATTACTTTCTTATGGAAGACCACACATCTTAATTGAGGACTATAACGGTAACTTCCGTTTAGCTGGTGCTCAAAATGGTGTTGAGGTTTCTGTAGGTACTGCTACTGGTGGTGCTATGGGAGACTTAAACGGTTACAACATTACATTTGAAGGAAAAGAAAAAGAACCAGCTTACTTTGTAGACTCTGCAATAGTAGGAACTGGACTTGACTTTGACGTAAACGCAACAGTTATTAATCCATAATAACCAACTATCTTTAACAAAGGAGGGGTTCTGTTTAATACAGAGCCCCTTTTTTATTAAATAAAATGAAAACCACTATTTGTTGTTATAATATTATGACAATAGCGGATATAAATAGTTTGCCAGTAATAAGCCTAAACGTGACAGGACGTGAGGGCTCAGGTACTTCTGTGACTGTAATAGACCAAGAGTCTAAAGATGTTACTCAAACAACAAATTTCTCCTACATACAAGGAGAGTCTCTTACGCTTACTATAGAAGACCAAGTCTTTATAGATAGGCTTGAGAAAAACAGCACACTATCTGTTATACTATACAATGAAACTGTGCCTTTATACAGAGACATTATTAGGTTTAGAGGTGAATTAAATACTGCAAACGAATATACTCAGTACAACAATGAAGACGATTACTTTATTTATGAGTCTGAGCAATTCGAGGAAGATGACCCTCATGTTGATTACGGAGGAGGAGACATTAGCGGTTCTGAAACAGGTTCTAGCAATGTAACAACTTATGTTCCTATAGACTTAGAAGGTAAGACTGTTATAGACCTTCCTGATGACGTAATTACACCTAGTGAAAACTATTCTGTTGTTTATGACACAAATAACAATGGTAGAGGTGAGATGAGAGGTGGCTCTTCTTATGAGATTCTTCAGGCTTCTGAGGAGACTCAAGGAGACTTCAAGGTTCGTTCTGCTGAGTATGGAACGTTCAACAGTAGCCCTTCTAGCTTAGAGTCTGTTACTGTTTACCAATATAATTTTAACAGTAATACAGGAAACACATTTGGATATCATCCAAGCCAACTTGACTTATCAGTTAACCCTGATTTGATAAACACATTAGAAAGCTACGCTCCAACTGTAGGTGATTTTAAGTATTTCCACTTTAGAAACGGAAGAGACGAAGCATTTAGTGATACAGTAACTCTTCTTGAGATGAGAGAAGAGAACTCCTTAGATAACTCTGCATTTGAAACAACGGTTTACAAAGAGGACTCTATATCTGATTGGACTGTAGGTATGAGTATTTATTCTGATGCTACAGGCACTTCTGTTACTGATAACTATGTAGACACTTATGCGACAACAAACGACATAGACAGATATCATTTTATATCTAAAAACTCATCAGGAGTTTGGGTTTTGGTTAGATGTACTGATGGAATAGTAACTCACGTTGAGGCTGTAGATTCAGTTAACTATGTTAGGTTAGCTGAGATGTATTCTGTCTCTATAACTACCAATCCTTATGAGACTAGACCTACAGGTAAGATATCTTCGGTTAAGCCTTGGATAGAAGCTAAACTAGCAGACCCTGACGCTGTTTTCTATAGAGGCTCTCAGAGTGTAGATTATACTACTGTTAAGTTCTCTATTAATGGGAACTCATACAACAGGGATAGATATAGAAAGGTTTTAGACTTAGAGGGTGGTGTATTAGGTTCTGTAGGAAGTAGAGTATACAGTCACATAGGTCCTTTAAATGTACAGAATGTATTTCACAAGCAATTAGTAAGTACGGATGGAGATAGCTCTCTTATTGGTGCTAGCGATGAAGATAGATATGGAGTAGGGGTATTTTCACCTTGGAAAGACTTTGTAAACAACCTAGAGTTCAATGAGCAGCCTTGGTTGTTATTAGAGATAGACAAAGCAACTGGTCTTATATCAGATAGAGAGTGGATAAACCTTTAGAGAAATTGTTATATTTATAACACAATAAAAGAAAATGGAAAGTAAAAACATTAGAGTAATAGAATTATCTGGATACCAGACCCCTGTTGTACAAGAGCAGTACAATAAAGATTGGGTTAAGTATGGAGAAGATAACAACTATTTCAAGCTACTTATAGATAATTATATGGGTTCTCCTACCAACTCTCGTTGTATCAATGGTATTGTTGATATGATTGCTGGTAGAGGACTAGAGGCTACAAATAGACAAGAAAAGCCTGAGCAGTATTTAGAGATGAGAAATCTACTAAGCAAGAAGACTGTTAAGCGTATTGCTCACGATTACAAAATGCTAGGTCAAGCTGCTATACAGGTAACATACAATAAAAGAAAGAATAGAATATTA